AGGCACATGTAGCCGAGTGCGTCGAAACTGTGGTCTACGCCCAGGTTTTTGTTTGGTAGGCCCGTGTTTTCCGTGTAGGTGAGTGTACGCAGAGACTTGATTAGATGTTTGCACTTTGGGTGGATTAGTAGGCGGCGCGTTCCAGCTGCATCGAGTAGGGCGGTGTTTACGCAGGTTATTTTGTCGCGGATCTTCCAGGGGGATCGGGGGGTGGACACGGTGAAGCCGGATTTGCGCAGGATTGCATGGTCGGTGGCGCCGACACCGGCGGTTTTGCGGGCGCCGCCTGTGGGGTCGGGGCATGTTACAATCCGGCGCTCCAGTCCGTAGCGGCGGGTGATTTCTTCGCAGAAATCCCAGGTGGTAGCGCCGCCAGTCAGTACGATTTCGTCGAAAACGTACAACAGATCGTCGTGTTTTACGGCTACTACGCCGGACATTGGGTCGATGTTGAAATCCACGCCGATGTGGAGCGGCAGGATTGGGATGTCGCGTGCCAGCTCGGATATGTTGGCGTCGCTGAAGGAGTTTGCGACTAGGCCGGTGAGGTTCTCGAAGGAGGCCTCAAATTCTTGGCGGAATGTGCGGGGGTCGAGCTGGGCGCGGGCTGCCTCGATTTCGGCTGCGGGTACATTGTCACCCTCGATTGTTGTGAATTGCCACCGCTTCCAGTCCGGGTCGCCTTGTTCGCAATAACACCACAGGTCGTAAAACCATGAGGCCGTCCCACTCGGAGTGGAGATGAAGAGGGCCCAGCCCTGTTTGTCGGCTAGAGCAGGTCGAATTACCTCGAACCAGACCTCGGAATCCATGAATGCGGCTTCATCGAGGACCACTCCAGCTAGAGATCGGCCTCGGAGGGCCATTGCGTTTTCGGTGCCCTTTAATTCGATTGTTGAGCCGTTTACAAGTTCTAATTTCAGGTCCGTTTCGTTCTTACTTTTGATCCAGGACTTTGGAACTAGCTTTTTTAGCACTTTCCACGCAATGTCCTTGGCCATGCGGTATGTTGGGGCCGCGTAAAAGTATGTTTCGCCGGGGCGTTCGATTGCTCCACGCAAAAGTTCGATACAAGACAGGTAGGATTTGCCGAATCGGCGGCCCGCAACCAGCACACGAAACCGGTTTCGAGCATTAAATACTTGGCCTTGCGCTGCACGCAGGTTTAGTGAGGGCGTTCCAGCCAATGGTGGTATTTTTTAGGGGTACTTGAATACTACTCTACAGAATCTCGACCCCTACCCCCCGGTTGGGTGGTCCTACCCCCCGGTTGAGTGGTGTAGTGTGCTATTGTAGACGAGTTCTCAGATATATCAGGAGGTTCCCGGTACCCTGTCCCGCGCCGCCAGAATCCGCTACTCCCCCCCCCCGGATTGGTGGGGGCCGGTTGGCCCCCTGGGTCTCATGGGTCTAGGTCGCCCACCGTGCTATGGCGTGGCGCGATATGCCAAGGCTGCGAGCAATGCTGCGCTGCGATTCTCCCATCCATAGGCGGGCCTGGATTGCGGCCCGCAGGCTTGGGGCCGGGGCTGCGCTGGTACGGTCCAGCCTGGCCGCGATGGCCCGCAGCGCTGCCGCAACGTGGGGAGCAGCTAGCACCACCAAAGCGTGGCACGTGGCCACAATGTACAGCGCTGTTGTTAGCAACCGGTCCGCGATTGCGGCCCAATCGGTGGATTCGATCCAGCTAAGCAGATCATCAGCAGGGGGAAAAGATGGGGTAGAGATTGTCATTGTGTGGGGTGGTTGGGGTTAGTTAGCGTGGGCTTGTTCTGCACAATGCCGGTCTGCTTGAAGCCAGGCTCTTTGGGCCAGAGTGTCACTCTCTAAGGAGCCTTTAAGTTGGCCTTGGGTCTTCATACATTGAACGTAGGAATGCTGTTCTGGATTGTTTAGCACCAGAAGGGAAGTACTAACCAGGGCTAGGGCAGCACCGAGGAGATAACAGGGGAGGTAACGCATTGATCTAGGAGCGGTGCGGGTAGTGGTGGCCCGCGTCCCCGTATTGTCGCATGTTTTGGCCAGGAGTCAACCGGCGCCCGGTTCCTCTTGGTGTATTTCTTCACATACCGGCAAAGCCGCAACGTCCAGGGGCGCTCCAGCTGCTGAACTTAACTCTGGTTTGCGTGAGTCTTCAACGGTGATGTTTAGCACTGGCGCGTTAAGTGCCTGCACTTCTGGCGCAACTTCGCCGATAACGGCGCCCATGTCTTTCAGCAACATTGCAACTGTTTGGTACTGGCCCTTCGCTAATGCCTTGCGTACAGTGGCTAAACGTAAGCCTTGTATTTGGTTCAAAAGATTCTCTCTTGTTTCAATTTGTTCTGTTTTCACTAAATTCATGGCAGTTGTATAGTCGTTGTGTGCGGTTCTCTCAGATATGCTGAAGCGATCAGCCAGTCTTTGGCAGACTTGGCGCCTAGTTCCACCTTCCAAGATGTACCCATAGCAAACATTGACCCGCTCATTGATTCTCGCCTCGCATCCTTTGCCGCCGCGGTAACGCTTCTCCGGGTCGTTGCCCACAGTCTTAACCGTAGGATCGTGGGGCAAGCCTGCACCCTTGCCCCTGTTCTCTGTCACCATACAATCGACTAGGTTTCCTAAGTGCTACTGTACAGCGTAAACGTCTGCAATATCCTCACAAAGATCAAATAGATCCCGCGCTAGCCTCTCGGCGTGCTGGGGAGTGTGCGCTTCAATCAAAAAATCCTGCCGCGCATCTCGCCAGTCCTGGGGATCCCAAGATGGCTTTATGGTTTTGACCACGGCTACGGTGAAGAATTGCACCTTACAAGCTCCCAAACACAAGCCACTCGCCAGCGCCAATGCTGTGCAGCGAATAACCATCTCCCATCCGTAGCTCCTGCCATGCTCCGGCCCAGTCAATACAGGTATAGGGCCACTCAGACGACTTAAGCACTCCTAGCTCGTCGGCCAGGCTCATGGCATAATCAGCACCGGCCCGATCCTCTGACCAGCCTTCAGCTCTACCTTGGTAGCTATCCTCGATGCTGTCCGGCTCGATGCCGTCAGCCTCTAGTTCAGCGATCAGCTCAACCGACCCAGCGGGATCACACCCACCCAGGCCCATATGGTCCAGCGCTTCCGCCCAAGCTTCTGTTACCCAGAAACCAAAACAAGCGCCATCACCCTCACTAGCGCCAAAATAGAAACCAACCGGGGCCAGATTGTCTAACAAAGCGATCAGGTCAAAGCAAGCCTCAGCCGCCAGCTCAGAATCCCAATCTGTTTCCTGGGCATCCTCACCAGCTAAACGCTGGAGCACAGCCAGCAGGGAATCGGGGATTGTTGCGCCGATCTGCTCAGCAACGCCCCAGAAGCGGGGGAGTAGATCCTCCTCCCGTAGTGTGCCGCTGCTGGCGATCCAAGGAAACTCCGAAAGCTGTTGCGATGAATAGAGCATGATTTTAGCCCCTTAAGGTGGGGGGCAATAGGGTGGATGTTTTGCAGCCCTTGGGCTGCTGTCAGAATCTAGACGGCAACCGCCAGCCTGTCAACGGTGAGAAGCCCGAGGCTAACCAGATCCTCACCGGTGAGCTGGGCAGCGATTCTATCTATATTGATATAGGCGCCACTGCTAAGGTCTTCAACTACCCAGTACTCATTAGCAGCTTCCCGGCAGCGCTCAAATAGCTCGAACGCTACTTCAGCCGATACGGTAGCCTCCACCAGTTCCTCGGCCCAGTACATTTCAGCATCGTCTGGAGCGTACAGACCCAACCTATCAGCCAGGATTTTAAACCATTCTTTTGAGTACGTATCCTCCCAAGCTGTAGCCTGTTCCTCCAGCTCCAGCTCAGAATGGAGTTGATCATCCGCCAGAGGATAATCCTCCAGCGCAACGATGGACTCTATCAAATTCTCACTGGCGAAACGTAAATCTACGACAATAGATTCCCCGTTCCAGCCATAGGAAGCAATTAAGATTTCCGGCTCAGAGTAGCGATCCTCAAAGTGCTTAAAGTTGGCTTTGCCAACTAGGCCACTGTCTGCGTAATCGCTATATCCGCACAAGCTAGGCTCGAAGCCCAAGCTGACCCCACGCCACCGGCGATCCAAGCAAGCAGCCAGAGCATCCTTTGGGCTGTGGCTAACATCTTGGGCCCACCGGTTTTGGGGCTCACCAGCCTCGATTAAAAACCAGCTGCCACGGCAGCCGTCTAGGGCATCAATACGTTGAGCCAGTGCTGGGGATAAGACCAT